GGGATCCCCTACAAATAAGGGAATCATTATCCAATCTATATTCATGGTTTTGGGGTACATGACTATAGACTTATTAATTCAAGCAAACGTAGTTTAGCTTGAGCAAACGTAGTTTAGCTTGAGCAAACGTAGTTTAGCTTGAGCAAACGTAGTTTGACCTAGCCTAAATCTAGTTCAAATTCTGAAGATTCTTCGTCTGTATCTCCTGGATCGTATGACTCCTCATCATCAAAATAGATAATGTCATTGGCGGGATCTAATATTACTTCGTGGAGATATGCACATAGCCCCTCGGTTTCAGTGCGATCAAGGGCGCCATCTATGTTAATCTTGCCCTTTTCGAAGATCTTAAACACAATACCCTTGCCGGATTTCTTGACTATGTGTGTGTAGAAGGTGATTAGCACAGTTTTGTACTTATCATTATTGGAATCAATAGCTTGAATGAGATTATCTGGACCAGTTACTAGAGGCTTCCGAAGATCTTTGATAGATTCCTCAATGACAAATGCATGAATGTCATCCAAGATAGCATCATCTGTGAAGATTCCTTGCTTAGATAAATAATCAGCCCACTCCTCGAGGGCTTTCTTTTTTTCGAGAATCTGTAATTTGGAGATCATGGTACATAATCGATCTGGATGAACTCTAATAGCTTTGATATAATCCTCAGCAGTTCGTAAATACTCAATAAGAGACGGAAGATCAAATTCATGTGTTTGTAAATATCGAACCACGGCTGCTAGATTAATGCGAATCAATGGAGCAATCCGCTTTTCAAGACATCTCTTCAGGCTAACTATATCTGTATTGCGATTTCTGGTTTTGCCATTAGCCGTCACTGGCAGCAACCACTGTTTATAATTACGCATCTTCGGAGCCAGATCTTTGAATATTATTTGAGTGTCAAAGGCCAATGTGAAGAATCTACTCAGTTCTTCCAAAAGGGGGGTTATCTCATCCCAACCTTCTTCACGAGCGCCGGGTATCTGTACACCACCATCCCTAAATACTTTGATTTTATATAAGTTATCGTAAGTCTTACCTGCCTTGGTGTATTGTCCCCTTACCATGAACGTAGTTTGACTATTAAAACTAGACTGATCACCCCGTTTTTTACGATTAGTCTTTGGCTTAGTTTTGGGTTTGCGACCGCGCTTGGATTTAGGTTTGGCCGGCTCTACATATCCAGCTGCGGTAAGATGAAGGAAGTTAGAGTCAATCCGCACTATTTTTCCGGGAGCACTTGCCAATGTTTTTGTCAGTAGCTGATTGTAGAAAGGATCTTCCTCATTCAATACCATAGGCATACAAGAAACTCGCAATTTTTGTTGAGCTTCTTTAGTCATTTTATCTATCCCCAAATCGACCGGTACCCTAGTGTTAGGTATACCCACTTGTTCGAACCTTCTATTCATATACTCGGTATATGTTCGAGTCCCTTTAATCAATAATTCAATGATCTCAGTTGTCATCAATACCTCAGAATGCACCACAGGAGGTAGACTTAACTTGGCCGAAATGGTTGAAATGGTATTTTCCAAATGGGAAAACTCTTCCGAAAGAGCAAGCTCCATCATATTTATATAATGTGAGTATTTCAAAAATTAAATAATTTCTGCACATAGATCATAATGCCGGCAACTGAAATAATACCGGGGATATGGGTGGGTGATGCAGAGGCTGCTAAAAATAGGGCGTTCCTGAGAAAAAATAAAATAACTGCTATCGTAAATGCAACCAATAGTGTTCCCAATTATTTTCCTCGAATAATAAATTATTTTAGAATCCCCATTGGCGATCCAGGTCCTAATAAGACCATTCAGGATACCAATGTGCGCACAATGGCCCAAATGATGCCACTGGCATTAGATTTTATTTACACACATCACCGCCGAGGTGGGATATTGATCCACTGCCGCGCTGGTATCCAGCGCTCTGCGGCTATTATGGTCGGATTTCTCATGAAATACGCTCATAATCATGGTAAAAGATTATCTATTGATGAAGCTATTAGTATAGTACGAAAGCGGCGTCCAGTAGTCTTTTATTGGGGCAACTATGTTAACTTTAAAGATGCCCTGCATCACTTGAAATTATACCACATTTGATCTTTAGCATATGGCTAAAAAATCAATATGGTTCATCAGTTTTTAACCAATTAATTAATTGTAGATGGTGGGAGCAGCTCGCTTGAGATAAATGGGAGCACCGGGACGGAATCCGCGCCATATGCGCAGCTCAACAGTATCTTGATCCACAAGAGTCAAACGATAGTAGTCAGGAGAATCATGATAGTCGCTTATCGAAGGTGTGTGGATTAGAATCGTGGCCGGATCAACAATATCATATTGCATATCCACGGGTCCACCATATCTATCTAGTCCAAACCACCTCAAACGAGATTTGTTCTGAAACCGAATGTAGAAGGGAGGGCCACTAGGAGACGCATGCCAGAATGAATGCTGAAGAGCATTAATTACAGGAACCTGATTCTCCACCGGAATCAATAGGAACTTCTCATATTCTTGGTAACCGAAATATGTCACCAAAACCAACACAAGCGCGACTAATATCGCTAGTGCGCAATTCATTATATTGGCCAAGATTTTTATTTTTGGTGATGAAAAAAGAACTGTTATTTCCACTTCCGCAATAGCGGTTCGCAATAGCGGTTTTACTCCATAAAGCAGATTTATTCCATGAAACGTGTGTGGTGAATTCCCGCGAATGCTTCTACAGTGGGGTTCTTGCGTCCGATCTGGTGCATATACTCCTTGTCTTCAATACTTTCTTTAAATGGAACTTCGCCTTGGGAGCCCATTTGTAGTGCGGCAGAGCCGGCATTGACACGTCCATCATACATATTATAACCGTTGGAGCGACCATAGAAATGAGCCATACCTTCAGAACGATCCCAGATTGGTTTAGGGCAAGAAGGGCCTTCATAATGATAATTTCTCATACCATATCCAGGGGGTGGACATGCATGGGCCCTGTAATATACAGGAGGTAACTTATATCCGTGTGATTGAGGATGCCACGACATTATATTGATGGTGGGAAAAATAAAACGATACAATAATTAATATTGTTCCTCACCTGGAAATGTGTTCATTTCTAGAGAAATATATTTCCGGATGTGGGGGTCATCAAGTCTATTCCATCAGCTTTCTAATAACAAAGCACCGGCAATGTATCTCATCTTTACTAAAAAATAATATCAATTTTCCCGAAGCAAGGCAACTTACTTCTTCTTGGTTTCTTGCTTCTTACGATATTCCGCCGAAGCCTCTTTAACACAAGTGGTCCACTTCTTGCGGGGATTTTTCTTTTGAATCTCCTTCGCCCTGGGGACAATGTATTTGGTAAGTACGTTTTCTTTCTTCTTAGCACCTCCGTTAACCATGGTTTATATATTACAGAAATGTTTTTTATGATAAAAAAATTATTGGAAATCCTCCCTAAAAGCCTAGAATTCATTGTAGCAGAAATTCTGCATACAGATCCAATAATATAGAATTGGTGAGAACATCGCGTATGATGCTGGTTTTAGTTCTGGAGCTGATTCTCGGATGTTCCTTATTCAGATATATATGAACCCTATCCAAGAAGGCAGGATCGACTTCAAAGTCCGCTTTGGGCTGTGTAATCTTTTGTACCAGTTTGTTGATGAACACCTCAATGTCGTCATAAATATATTGAAACTGAGGGAACATTCGAATGAAGAGCTCCCGCCGGACAGGATCCAAGTAAGCCCGCAAAACAACATATTTAATGTCTGAAAACAGTTGCTTAGTTTTTATGCGTCGTTCCCGATTGGGTATGAACTTCATGTGATATACAAATTCACGAATTCTACACAGCAGAGTTGATTCGAGGAACAAATCTGGCTGAGTAGGATCTCTTGATCGTAATACATAACCATAATTAGCTTCTTTAGTATCCTCCCAATATTTCAGGGCGTGATCCGCAAGCCCAACAACGCCATCTGGCGACTCCACAACGGTCTGAGGTGGTAACCCAGTAACGTTTTCGGCAGCCTCCATTGTAGTAGTATTACGAGCGTCAATGAACCAAGCGCGCTTCGCAGGTTGAAAGGGGTGGTGCGTCGGATGGCGGAATCCAATAGTATAACAACAGTCAGTTGAGAGTGCAGACCAGCTAAAATCGGTGTATGTGGATAGTACCTCTTTCAGAGCTTTACTGTACGTAATACCCCGCCATACTAATGATGACACTTCATACCCATTTTTAGTGGACATGCACCAAGTTCCATTGTGGTAATACAGACATATCGTCGTTCCATCTATGGCCTCAAAAACAGTGTACTTCCCCCGAGTAAGTGCGTTTTTGAGAGTCTTTTTGGAGGGTATTGGACCAAATTCTCCAGCTGGGATAGCCAGATACTCCCAAGTCCAACTGCCTCTTCCACCTGAGAAATGTCTCACCGAGATGACGATGCCTCCACATTCCCTTGCCAACGGAACTTCAAAGTCAGCTTTGTTTCGATTAACTGACAGAACAATTTTTGTGTCCTCACGGGTCATAACCCGGTTGGGTGGTTCGTAAGTTACGCGAATTCCAACATTATTGAGTAATGAGCGCAAGAACTGAATTAAATCATTAAGTGCGTCTTCAGGATTTCCCTTCAAAGTTGGGACGTAATCGTCAAGGTTTTGGGATAGGCTACTAAGATCCATCTGTTTGCTTTCCATAATTAAATGTTTAGTAGAAAAAATATTAATTCAAAATTTCCATAAAATCCTGCCGATTATGAATAGCTTAAAATTGCGTGCGCACCACTAAATGAATAACCCCGTCGCTAATCAGCTGTCTAACTCCTCGAGCGACTACTGGTTAGGGAAAAGTGGCTCTAGTTAGCTCAAGATCCGGGTAATTTAATCCTAGTGCATCCAATACTAACGTAGTTATCATAGGATGTTTGCGAAAGTACACTACTAAAGCATCATTAAGCGATGCCGCTGTTACCACCACAAAGTTTTTGTTAGAAACATTATCTCTAGATACTCTAGAAGAGATTAAGCAAATAATGACCCAAAGCAATGGCTTTATATAGACGGGGAATTGCATTACCCAGCTTGGGCGCATATGAGTATTGCCAATGTTTTGGATAGTTTAAGAGTATCTGGATGGACACCCAAATATTTGGCAGCTTGACTTATTTTAAGCATATATTTTTCAGACTCTCAATCTTTAATATGAAAAAACATAACTTTTCTTA